GATTTCGAGAATATGGGTATTGTCTTCCTCGGTATTGGCCTCCGCCGTTTGTTGGATGGGGGTTTTTAGCAAAACTTCGATTCTCCGGAGAATCTCGGATTTCGACGGCTTTGTCTTTGGATAGACCGTGTCAATATCGTCGAATGGGTCCATTGAAAAGGCGGCGCCGACCGCGCGCTTTAGCAATAATTTGGCACGTGCCTCGTCGAGGGGGGGATTGGGCGGAACCGACATTCGCATAAAGACGTCGACAACCTGTGTTGCCAAGCGTTTGTAGGTTTTGATGGGAACGGGGAAATCGCCGTGACTACTGCTGGCCTCAATATCAAAACTGCAAATCTTGTAGGGGACGCGGATCTCTTTTTCGGGGAGGGGTTTGATTTGTGCGCATGTGCAGTTCCATTCGTATTTGCAAGTGGTGGTTTTGGTTTCGGGAATGGTGACCTTTTGCGTGTAGACAAAGACCCATCCCGAGGGACTGATGTTTTGAATGTGGAAGTAGCGGAGTAGGGGGGGAATGTTGCTCTCATACAATTCCAGAGTAACGCCTTTGAAGACGAGGGGATCTAGGCGTTTGTATTGCCGGTTTTCGGTCGGTGGCAGGTTCGACCGTTCTTCATCGGTCAAGTATTTGTACCAGAGGTTTTTCACTTTTTGCATCGCCACTGTATTTTGAAAGGTGAGTTTCGCAAAACGGTGTTTCTTGCCTCCGGTAAAACCGTACAATTTGTTGTATTCGACGAGTTCGGCCTTTTTCACCGACTGGCTGTGATATTTGCCTACTTTCGAACAAATGTGTCGGTACAAATCGTGGACATCGGATTCGGTCCATTGGTCGCCCACACGGATATAGAAGAAGGGTTGATAGTTTTGCACGAAGAGGGAGCAGGTCTCACCCAATTCATTGATGCCGAACATTTGGATGATGAATTGGGTTAGAGGGGGCGGTTTGTATTTCGATGGAGAATGGACAACGCTATCGTCGCTGGATTCATTATTGGATTGGTCACTTTGACCGGAGGATTGTTTCTGGTCATAGATGTGGAAATCAAAGAGACGAAACGACTTGCCGACCACGGTCTTTTTGATTTTGACGGTTTTCGTCTTTTGTTCCATTTCTACGATAGGATAGTCAGTTTGATTTATTTGGTTTTGTATGAATCAAATAAATGGACGGTTGTGTATCAACTTTTAGGATCGCGCAGTTATCCATCAACCATTAGAAAAAGAGAAAGTTCCTGGCTGTGCGATTTTTCTTGTACGCACGTTTCGGCATTTTCGGCATTTTTCTCGTGAAAACGCGGCGTCGTTTAGGAGGAAATACGGAACCCGAGACGGCCCACTTATATAAAGCATCCGCGGTTCGATCGCCTTCATAATACGAAATGTTATTGCCGACGATTTTGAAAAGCGTGGGGAATCCTTGGAAATTTACCGGAGGAACTCCGTATTTTTGTTCTACTTTTTCTTGCAGAATACGCGAGGTTTCATCAGTATCATCCGCACCTTCGATCTCGCAATACTCGATCATTGTATTTTTCAAATGTCTCCCCATTTGTAATTTGACTTTCTTCTTCATTTTTTCCCATTCGGGATTTAGCATTTTGCAATGAATGCACCAATTTGTGAATATTTTTCCAATGACAATCTTTTTCATTTTCTTGGTGGGTGTATACAATAGTTGAAGATTATATTTAGGCAATTGTCGTCGTTTTATTTTGTAGAAACATTATATAAAATGGACAAAAAGATGGTCGTTCTCCTATTAATATTGGCATTGGCCGCAGTGATGTTATACATGACCTCTCGTCGATCGAGAGATGCATTCGAACCTTATACAGTTCCAGACAGTTTCAGTGAATACGAAACTGTTGCTGATGGATTCAATGTCTTGGATGATGGATTCAACGAGCAAGATGGATTCGAAGCGGAAGAGGGATTAGACGCGGAAGAGGGATTAGACGCGGAAGAGGGATTCGAAGCGGAAGAGGGATTAGAAGATGAGAATTAATTCAATTTGCAAAACCCATCCATCAAATGAATAAAAATAGGATCTACCTATTTTTATTTTTATTACACAATGATCGATACACGTTTAGCATCATCAATCAAACCCGGATAACACTGCACCAAATAATCCCGCATTTTCTTACCACTCCGTTCCTTTCCATAATGTTGGTTCCACCATTTACGCGTGTCCATCGTAGATTCCCTTTCCAACAATCTCTTAACCGCATAAGGAAAATCGTGTTCATCGGTAAATAGTTCCCCCGTTTCCGGTGTCACGTATTTCGACCCACACAAAATACTCCGATTCATTAAAACAGGCAATCCCTTGGTCAGCGATTCGCTAATCACCCGTGGAGATGCATCGTAAATATTCGGAACAAACAAGAACCGAGACTGACGCAACTTTTCTTGGAAAAGATGCCAATCCAACATATCCGTGGTTTCAATCGCATCCCCATATTCTTTTTCTAAACCACATCCCACCCGACCGATAAACAAGACTTTGAACCCGAATTCGTGAATCATAATCGGCAAACACTTCAGCGCTAAATCATAATTCCGATTGATGGCATTCCATCCACTCTTATTGCAATCGTCACCATCGTCTTTCAAACAGCTATAAATAATATCGTATTTCTTCGATGCATTGGCACTGTCTACATTGTAAAAATCCGATTCGCTGATATCGACCAAGTTATGTTTTGCTGGATCCAAATGGTAGGCACGCGGATTACTAAAACAGCACATCCAATTTCGGATTTTATCCGTGTAATCAAAATCGTCGGTCAAATGGAATTTGTCTTCGGCGATATCCATAATCGGTTTTGGAAATGATTTGTACGCGGTAATTCCGACCACTTTGATTCCATTGGCAACATATTCGTCATAATACTTTTTTGCTTTTTCATCACGGAAGAATGCAGTGACAAGGACAATCGGCAGAAGTTGACCCTTTTCATTCTCTAAAAATCGATAGGGAAAATGACGTTCTTGTCGACGTTTTTCCAAAGTGGGCATATAATCGACTCTACGCTGTTCTTCTTCGGTAGAAAAGGATTCCGACCAAGAATATAGCCGTTTCAATAAAAAAAAGAAGAGAACGATGGCTATATGAACAAATATGAAATATAGGAGAATGGATTGGAAAAAGGATGTTTTGCTATATTTCGGTTTAGGCATTCTATCGCTATAATAGAATGACAAAAAGAGGATTACAAAACTATTGCGAAATCTTGTAGGCAATCGTCTGTATCCCGTAAAACAGTGTTCCGAACAGAATACTTTTGAATAGCAGACCCATTAGACTGAAATTGCCGTCCGCGCCGTATAGAGACAAGAATGGAACTTTGCGCATCATCGTGTTGAAGATGGGCATTTGAAAGAGAAAATACAAGAGCGCGACCAAGATGGGAAATTGGAGTTGGCTAAACCAGTCTTGCATTATTTCTTCGCGATGAATTTGCGAACGATGTTTTTGCACAGTCTCTTTTTGTTCGTCTTCATATTCGCGAATGTAGTCGGAGGTGAGTTTGACTTGTGGAACGTAATTCGGCAAAACCTCTTCGTCTTGTTGATAGTCCAAGGTATTCATCGGGATATCGCGCGAGGGCAATGGCTGTTGCTGCAATCCCGCTAAAGGATCCTCGCGAATCGAAAATTCGTTGGCATTGTAGTTTGGCGATTCTCCCGTTGAAATCATCGTGTTTTCAAAATTGTTTCGTAGGGGAGATGCTTCTGGAATAGGTGGGAGTTCGCTATCAATCGGCTCGCCAATTCCATAGGGATTGGGGTGTATATTGAGCGGAATGTAGGAATGATTGTTTTCATTTTCAAAGGTGGATCGTCCACCCCCGCCGCCTCCGCCTCCATACATTGACATTGATTGTTGAATCGGTTGCATTGATGCGCTATCCGGGAGATCGGATATACGGGTGATTCCATTGGACATTTGAGACGAAAACGGAATATAATGTATTCATTGATCTAAACATTGAATAAATTACGCGATTTTGCCAAACTATTTGAATATCGATGTCGGTGCAGACGCCGTGCTCGCGCTTTGCAAATCAATGATTCGCTTTTTCGAATCACACGGTTCCGGTTCAGCAGTATATTTGTAACATTTTTTGCCATATTGGTATATTTTGCCATCGATATCGCTCAAAATGGGTCCATTGAAAATAATGCAGTTTTTATCATTGCAGACTTTGCGAAAAACGGTGGCTAAACCCAATCCCAAGAGAATCGAAATGAAGACTTTACCGAGGGGTGTATATAATAAACGTTTCAAATGCATTTTGTTGTTCTTATTATATGTGACGAAAATCTCATCGGGTCGTCGCCCTTAGTTCTGCGCCTTTATTTTTTGTATTTTCGACTCATCTTTTGGACATTGTATCTCGGTCTGTTTCATCGAAAAACAAGTGTTTGTCTTATCACGATACTGAATCTTATCCACATTTTCCGGTGTGGGGTATACGTATATTTTACGCGATGTGTCCATCGTAATATAGACCATAAACATCCCAATGGCAAAGCTCAAGAGAAACACATACACATTGATATATTTTGTCAATCCCATTATGATTCAAATATACAGTATACAATTATATATTTGAATTAGATAATCCTTTTGGCGAATTATGTAGAAGGCTCTTCTGCGTATGTTGGAGTAGGAACCGAGTCCGACGATTTCAGACCAGCGGCCTCTTTCTTGGCCTTTTGCTTCATTCGCTTCTTCTTGGAGGCGGATATTTTCTCGGATTCTTCTCCATCAATGGCCGGAGGAGGTGCGACCGATCTCTCCTGCTTCTCCACACCTTCTACGTGATAATTGTAATGGCTCGCACCCTGAGTCTCTTGTAAAAACGATTGTCCCGCCGACGACGACATAAATTTCGCATATTCATCCGCCTGTTGCTGAATCTTCGCCTGCTCCATCATTTGCTGAATGAGTCGTTGTTGTTGTTTTGCTTGTGCTCGCGCCTTCAGACGATCACGTGCACTCGACGTTTTTTCCATTTGGACTAAAGCATTCGTATTGATTTGCGCACCCTTGGGAATGGAAACCCCCATTCCTTTGGCCATACTCTTGAACATATTCGTGAATTGGTCCGCCCCACCCATCTCCTTCATCTTGCGCATTAATTCCCCGGCTTCGCTCATAATGTCATCGCGCGAAATATCGCCACTCTCCATCTTCTGGTTGATCTTTTCACCCACCGATTTGACTAAACCTCCGATTTTTTCCGGATTCTGCATCAACTTGGACAAGACATCCTTGGTACTTTTGACATTTTGAATATCATCGCCAAAAGAGTCGGCAATGTCTTGACCAATATCTTCGGCGATTTCTTTGGCCAATCCGCCAATCTTTCCATTGAAGAGTCCCTGCAAATGATTGTACAAATCCTCGGGATTGGGCAATCCCATCTTCTTGGGATCAAAGGGTGCTTCTTGATCCGACTCCGCCTCCGACTCTGAATCCGAGTCATCGGCATTTTCAGAAGAAGCATTCGGATCTTTGGCTTTACGTTGTTTGGAACCGGAATTGATCTTCTCCTCCATCGTAGAGAAAAACTCGCTCACTCCCGACATAACATCCTTGAGTTTTTCGTGCAAATCGCCTTGGTTCATAGTGTCAAACATATTCATTGCCTCGCCGAAATTGATCTTGTCTTGGACGGATCCAACCAAAAGAAACAAAATGACTTGCAAATATTTCCAAATGACCTCGCGCGTTTTGGGGGATACACCGTCGCAATGATACAAATGCTTGAATTCGACATTGGGAAGAAAATGCGTATTCACCTCGCTCGTTTCGGCAAAAATCTCCTCGTTTTGATGAATAATATCGAAAAAGCGTTCCGGATACACTGTGAGACAGTGGAGAAACAATTGTCGGAACTCGATTTCCGTAGTAGTTGCATCGGTCCAAACATTCCACAATTCGCTAAACTCGGGAAAGGTGAGACTGAGATCATTGGCAAAATCGGAGATGGTTTCACGGAATTTGTTGGGTAATGGGGGTATTTCGGTTTCACTCATTTTTAGTATGAAAGGAATATATTTCAAGGGTTTATACTATTTTTCGTTCAAACTATAAAAGCAGGGGAACCTACGGTTCCCCCTGCGACCCCCTCCCTTTTTTCATTGAAACTATAAAGCAGGGGAACCTACGGTTCCCCCTGCGACCCCCTCCCTTTTACTTTTATGTATAGGAAGCCCGCTTTGCGGGCTTCCGTACATCAATGCCATAGAACGCCATAATAATAGATACATTCATATCATTTTCTCACACTTTCAAAACCCTAATTTTGGTATCAGTAGAACCAAGAATGGAGAGTTATTTCGGTTATAAATGTATAATGCCGCCGCTGTGTCCTCCATTACCTACTTTAGCCCAATTAGAAAACCGAGAAAGATATGCGATTGTTCCGTTACAAGTAGGAGAAATAACTTTTACTACAGGTGAAAATGTTATCATCAAAACAAACAGAGAAAATCTTATATTTTGTGTCACCATTATTGATGAAACGCCAACTCACATTAAATATAAATTCATTGATAATTATGGTAACACTAATGCATTAAAAAGGTATTTAATACCGAATCTGCAATTTTATAAAAAAAGTGAGAAAGACAAGGTCCGTGATATTTCGAAGAGGGTTCTTATTGGATCAAAACGAAATTCAAAAAAAACACCAACGCCAAAAGAGCGTGTATTTAGCGATCGAGGATTGTCTGACAAAATTCGTAGTTACGTACCCGGTGGGAGAAGAAGGTCTGCTAAAAGATCAACTAGACACCTATCGAAAACGAGAAAATATAAGCGTAATTTATAATAGCAAATGTCAAACAGTTATCAATTGTACAATATGGAAAAACTCCAGCACGATTTCCAAGAAATTGCGCGATTTCAAGGAGAAATCATCCAAAAACGCGCCCTCATTTCGCAAAAATTAGAAGATTTCAAAGGCATTTATATGAACTTGGTCAAACAGAATTCCAAGAAGATTTTCCTCTTTTGCTTGGACTCCTTCTACTTTCAATACAAAACACTGACGATTGAAATGGAAAATCTCAGCAAATACGTCGCCCTCATCAATAATCGTATGTACGGAGACTACTACAAACTATTCCACATTATTCAAACCCAAATGGGCGAACAGAATTCCGCCATCCGCGATCTCGCTCTTGGATTCCGGAAATACGTCGTCTACAAAGATTTAGAACCTTTTCACGAATACCGGGTCGACCATATTTGTGGAATGCACGCCGATATTTTGAATGCCATTCACACCTTGTATGCACATTTTATGGAAAAGGAGCAAAAGGTCGTCGATTACAGTATGCAAACAAGTGTAGGAATGTCTGTCCATAGTTTTTTGCACACCTTGGAATATGAAAATACACTTTTGCGAGAACAGATTTCCTTGTACGTGAGTTATATCCAGTTTTTCCACAATTCCCATTTGCAATTTCTCAAAAAACTCTTTTACAAAATGTCCGAATTCCAACACGAAATTGAAGATGATATTTTGCTACAAACCGGCCAAACTTCGGCCAATCACGCGATTCGCAAACCGACGTATACCCCCGACCATTTATCCGACAATCGATCAAACCATTCTTTACCTTCGAAACATTCGAATCTTGGAAATGTCCAAGAAATATCCAAAGGTCCATTGGCCATCTCGGATGCGTCGAATGATTCGTCTTCAGTGGTCTCCGACATTTCGGCCGAATATAGTGAAATGAACGTTCGTGGTGGTGTCAAATCCGAACAAGAAGAGATGGCGAATTTCAATCTAGGTTTAGACATTTCTTCGGAAAATGTCCAAGAATGGACGAAAGATTCTCCGCCCACCCCACCTCCTCAAGATCCCATCTATGACTCTATGCAAGAACCTCTTGGAACATCCACACCCCCATCGAGCCAGGCATCTGTCCAAGAGGCTCCTCAAGACCCTGTCCTCGAGCCTGTCCAAGACCCTCCTCAAGAACCTCTCCCTGAACCTGTCCAAGAACCTTCGGAAGAACCCCCTGCACCTGAGCCAGTCCAAGAATCTCCTCAAGAATCTTCAGAAGAGCCTCCTGCCCCTGAACCTGTCCAAGAACCTTCGGAAGACCCCCCTGCCCCTGAACCAGTCCAAGAATCTTCGGAAGAACCTGTCCAAGACCCTCCTCCTGAGCCTGTCCAAGAATCTTCGGAAGAGCCTCCTGCCTCTGAGCCTGTCCAAGAATCTTCGGAAGAACCTGTCCAAGACCCTCCTCCTGAGCCTGTCCAAGAATCTTCGGAAGAGCCTCCTGCCTCTGAGCCTGTCCAAGAATCTTCGGATCCTGAACCTCCTCAAGAGTAAAACCATCGACCCATTATTCCAAGAGAAAGAATGCATATACCCTTGGAAATATACCCATACATTTTATAGATTCCACAAAACAAATGCAAAAAACATACGATGTCATCATTGTGGGTGCCGGTATGGCTGGACTCTACTGTGCCCACCAAATTCTCAAAAAAGACGCATCTGTTCAATTGCTGATCCTCGAACAAAACGAAAAACCGGGCGGTCGCGCCGGAATGCAACCCTTCCACGGAGTCAATGTAAACATCGGTGCCGGAGTTGGACGCAAGAAAAAGGATGTTTTGCTAAACCGCCTCTTGAAAGAGCTAGCGATTCCCACCCACGATTTTCAAACCTCACCCCATTATGCATCTACCTTGCAACCCGCCTGTAGTGTGGCATCGACATTCCAAAGACTCAAGGAACATTTCCACAAAAATCCCAAGAATACCACGTTTGAACAATTTGCCCAGTTATATTTGTCCAAGACAGAATACGACCATTTTGTCCAGTGTGCCGGATACAGTGATTATGAACGCGAAGGCGCGATGGACACCATCTATGACTACGGGTTTGAAGACAATTTCTCCAAGTGGACCGCCGTCTCCATTGATTGGAACCAACTCGTTGGAAAACTGGTAGATTCCATAGGATCGAAACGGATTCTCTGTCACCAAACCGTTTCGAAAATCGATATCCATCCCGAACATCCGGGCGCCATCGCCCTCTTTGATATTCATACCTCCAAGAAACAAACCTATACCACAAAACAAGTGGTTTTGGCGACCACGATCGAAAGTCTTTTGCGATTGGCTCCGCCCGAATACAAACCCCTCTACAAACAAATCCACGGCCAACCTTTTTTGCGAACCTATGCCAAAATGTCCAAGAAAAGTCTGCCCCTAATGCGCGAGAAAGTCCCCGGAACAACCATTGTTGATGGATCCCTTCAAAAAATGATTCCCATGAACACGGAAAAGGGCGTTTATATGATCGCCTATTCGGACAATCGTAGAGCGGTGCAGTGGAAATCGCACTTGGAAAACACAGAACGCAATCGGAACAAATTTGCGCGGACGATGGAAAAGGCGCTGGGTTTAGCAAAACATACCTTGGACATTGACGATATGATTTCGTTTTACTGGAACATTGGAACGCATTATTATGAACCTTTGACCTATGGATTCAAGAGTCGGAAAGCATTCTTGGAAAAAGTCCAGTGTCCAAGACCGGGATGGTACGTTATCGGTGAAATGGTAAGTATGAACCAAGGTTGGGTAGAAGGAGCCTTGGAAAGTGTCGAGGCGATTTTGTAAAAATACTACCCCCGTTGGAAAAAAAAGGTCGATGTTTCTTCTCTATTCGTGGGTAATATATATACCTTAGTTATGTTTTTACCAATACATTGTTGAAATACTGATCGCCGATGTCTCGAAGACGAATCATCATACACTTACTACCGTAGACCTGACTAATGTTTGCAAAACATTCATTCGCATATGTCACGATGGTGTCGATTTCGTCCAGAATCAGAGCGCACTCTCGAAATTGTTCGGGCGATTCATTGTTACGCACGAAATCGTAAAATCGATACATAATGTCCGTCGCCGTATTGGTGAACATCTCCAACACGTCGTGATATTCGCGCTTCTTCTCGTGTTTTTTGTTGGCCCGTTGAATGAGCATTTTGAAAACGTCCTCCGTGATTCGATTCCGCATATAGTCAATACGCAAATATTCATTGTCTTCCATCTGATTGGTTCTGTACCTTGGCATCATTTCTTCCGTGAGGTGGTTGATGGATTCGATCATTTTTCTTGACCGATTGGCAATGTCCACATCGCGATCTTTTACATATTTTTTAGTGATTTCTCTTTGAAGATTTCGCATAAAGTGAAAGTCCAACTCGCGACCACACTGGATGTCTCCCGGTGTACGGGTGTTTTGCGCCCCCCCAGTACGATGCAACCACTCGAAATAGTGAGGATTGTGAATCCGGGTCTCAATCTGGCCAGTACGCCAGCTGAATCCGGTGTTGCAGGCAGTGCAAAACATTTGGTCGCATCCCTCGATCTTGAAAATGCCGGTGGCACACTTGGGACACGGTTTCGTGTCCGAGGCAATGAGTTTGGCAGTGGCAATGTCGTCCGGATTGCACACGTGATCACTATCATTGCGTCTTCCCTTGATAATGTGGCAGTCACTGCACGTATACTTTTCGCAAACACCGCATTTCCACTGCTGGCTCAGAAATCCGCGACAATTTGGATCGGGACAGGCGCGAATGAAATTGCGCGACGTCTGTCTGACTTCCCGGTTTTTCAACGAATGATACTCTTGCTCCAATGCAGAACGTTTTAGATAGAGTGCTCGTATTTCTTGGTTGATATTTCCGATTTTCGCCAGGACCTTTTCTTGTTCGTTCATACGCTCAATAATGAGTTGGGTGGCCGGCAAAAGTGCCAACTCTTGCTCAAATAAGACTTGTTCGCGATGCTGGCGCAATGTCTTGTTGACAAAGACCTTGGTAAATCGATCAAACAAATGTTGGCGTGTCCATTCCTTGCGACACCCCGTGTTCATACAATGGGGCGTATTTTCGTTCAATAGGAATGTTTCGCAACATTTACGACACGACTCGAATTGACAATAGGGACAAAGTGTTTTTAAACGGAGACTGGAGGTATAGTTCTCTGCACAAATAATGCAGGTGTTATCTGACATATTTTCTTTCTCTAGGTAGTGGGTATATTGAATAAAATACAAAACGGTATTTTATTCGAATCAACTTTTCAATCTCTATTCGGTAGATTTATGCGAATACTACCATATCATTGTTAGCCGTCGGTTCGGTTTGCTCGATACCGCCGGATACTTCTGAAAACGAGACGTGATTCTCGCCATCCATTTGGTCCGCGATTTCGTCGAATTCGGTTTGAATGTTTTCCTCCAAATTGCCACTGTTCACATCCATCGTAGAAAGCTCGTTGATAATGCGCATACGTTCATCCATTATCGAGACGTCCGTGTCCAACGTAAACGTCTGCAAACTCTCAATCGTGTACGTCTTCAGACTCGTAAGCGTGTTCTTCAAATGCAAAATCTCCGTAGCCAGAATTTCATAGCGCGAATCCATCTCTTCAATGTAATCCTTCAACATATCGGCAACAATATCTTGGATTTTTTCATTCCACTCGTCGTCGAATTTCGGAGACTTTAGTTTCTCTAGATCGGGAGCAGATACCGCAGGATCCAATGATTGTGTGGTTTGCGCAGTTGAAACGAATTTCTCCAAAAAAAGCAAACGCGAATCAATGATTGTAATAATCTGTTGCAATGGGAGAGGTGCGGTTGTGCTGACAATAGATGGCTGAACATTCGTAGTTGACTGGACAGGTGTCTGCATAGGAACATTGGTCTGACGGCTTGATTGAGGTAATGATATTTGAGACATCTGTGGTTGGTATTGTATAGATTCGGGTTGCATTGTAGTGGGCATTTGTGTAAGTCTCCGGCGTTTTGCAGCGGCTAATGCAGCGGACATTTTTGACTATTCTATAATCATAGAGGACACGCTTTATATAGATTGTAAACGCAAAATGCCTAAATAAATCCTAAAAATACAATTTATGAAAAACCATCTAAAATTCTTGGACGTTGATCATAAAAACAAATGTCACCCACGGCAAAACTGATTAGTCATTCCAATGTGGTCGACGATTCAAGTCTTTCACTCACTGAACTGGTTGCCTACTGCGCGCGTGTTTCGAATCCAGAAAACCAGACCAAGACCGAGACGAGTGAAAAACTCGTAGACTATTTGATCAAACACAAACATTGGTCGCCCTTGGAAATGGTCAGCATATGTTTAGAGGTGGAGACCACGCGTGATATTGCCCGGCAATTGCTGCGACATCGTTCGTTCTCTTTCCAAGAATTCTCACAGCGATATGCAGTCGTAGACTCGATTTCCGACTTGGTGATGGATATGCGCGAGGCGCGAATGCAAGACTATAAAAACCGTCAAAACAGCATCGAAACCGCCGACGCTGAATTACAACGGGAATGGACCGAACGACAACAGGCCGTTCAAGAGCTGGCTTGCGAAACCTACAAATGGGCACTCGACAAGGGCATTGCCAAGGAACAAGCGCGGGCCGTTTTGCCAGAGGGAAACACGATTTCGCGATTGTATGTGAATGGAACATTGCGATCGTGGGTGCATTATATCGAATTACGCACCGGAAAAGAAACACAAAAGGAACATCGCGAGTTGGCCACCCTGTGTGCGCGAGCCATTGAACCCATTTTTCCAATGATCGGACGATATGTCCAAGAGTAACCCCGGACAAAGGGATGTTTTGCTATATTGGAGGGGATCTTGCCAAACAGAAAATCTAAACAGTTCTATATACGGAATAATCATAAAATGGATATTTTGCAAGATTTAAAAGACGGTCAAAGAAAATCATTTATCGGTCACGTGTTTTCTACTACGGAAGAAGGAAAGGCCGAATTATTGAATGTGATTCAATACGCCATTTTAGGAATAATTCCCATTGTCGTTTTGAACAAGTTGGTTCAGCGATTCATCCCCGAGGCCGATTCCGAGAAGTCTTCCTTGGAATTGTCCGTCGAAGTGATGTTGCAAATAATGATCATGTTTTGCGGCATTGTCTTGATTCATCGCGTGATTAGCTATATTCCTACCTACAGTGGATTCAAATATGAAAACTTGACATTGACCAATGTCATCTTGGCCTTTTTAGTCATTATATTGAGCATTCAAACCAAACTGGGGATCAAAGTCAACATCTTGGTCGATCGGGTAGGTGAATTGTGGAATGGACCTCAACCTGAGCAAAAGGGAGGAGCAAGATCATCACGCCCCAATGGACAACATAATGCCAGCAAGGCGGACTTTTATGATTCTCCCAAGTTGGCTCCAGAGATGTTTGTTCCCCCTGCATCTCCGAAACCACCGATTCAGGCCACATCTCACTCACCTTCCGCTCAATCAATGATGGACTTTAGCGGTCCTGTTGCAGCGAATGGAGTTTTAGGAGGTGGATCCTTTGGTGCATACTTTTAGTAATATTTTATAAATATAATGTATTATGGCAAAATATTACCGCAGCCGTAGAATACGTGGAAAAAAATACGTTAGGAAAACAAAAAAAGGTGGTCAATCTGAAGATGAAAAAGAAATATCAAAAGAGGATGCAGAAAAAATTTTAAAAGCAAGTTTTTCAAAACAAAGATTACACGTATTGTTAATGGTCAATTTGTGCGTTCTATACAATGTTTATATTGATGGAGATGAAAAAGTTAGATTGTATTCTGAAGAACTTAATGAACAAATATACAACAGATTAAAAAAGATATTGGAAAGAACAAATAAAATATTGAATGCTTATTTTGTAACTGATTTTTTCAATAATGATATTGTTTTTCAAGAACCAGACCCGTCTGTTCCTGTAATGAAGGAACAATTTGTGACAAACCCTGCTGCAAATCCTGATAGTGCGAAAGCAAGTGTTGATGATACGAACACAGATATTGATAATATGTTTGGACCAAATAATAACGGTGAAAATCCAGCTACTGGACCAAATAATAACGGTGAAAATCCAGCTGCAGGACAAATAGAACAAGGACAAGGACAAGGACAAGGACAGTTAGGAGGTACACCTGAAAATGAAGATGTAGAAATTATAAATAATACTCTGAATTCGGATGATAAAATTCATCAATTCATTATTGAGCTAAGTAATGATATTAATGATAAAACTGTTAGAATCAAAACAACACGGGATGTTCCAAATTTTAAAATGGATACCGAAGTTAACAGCCAAGTCAATTTATTGATTCGTTTTGTAGCATTTTTATCAAAATATTTGAAGTTGTTAGAAAATGCAAAAGTAAACAAGGCTAATGGTGAAGGTCGTAAAATCATTGTAGAAGGAAGAGTCATTTTAGCAAAATCTAAAATGTATGAAGAAATGATAGCATTAGGCAACTTGGCTGCTAGAATGGGATATACAATAGCTACTCTTCCTTTTAATGTTCTTTATAAAACTGGAAAATACGGTATTGATGCTACAAAATACATTTATAATACTGGAAAAAAAATTAAGACTAGATATCAAAGTGATGGTACTTCAGGAGTATCTAATATGCCTGGTGAAGCCGCTGGTAACCTTTATAATAAAGCAGTAGATGCTTATCATGATGTTAATAATCCTAAGATTGATAATAGTGGTAGCAAAGAGATTGAATGGGGTGGTGGTGAGGTGGATGATGATCAAATAAACACAACTTTTAGAGAACGATTGGTAATAGGGACTATGCAGTTTTTTTCAAAGGCAGATCAAAACACGAAAGAAAAATATGCATTCCTTTTGTATTTGAGTACGTTTTTATCTATGTATGAAGATAATGTATTTACAAATGTTTCAATACTAGAAAACGAAGGGATTTTGACTTCTACTTATAAATTGGCGTTGATGCCTTATAGATTTGGAGTAAAAAATCCACGTTTTGCAATTTTGCTAGGTCTACTTGGGGCTGCAACACAAATTGCAGTTTGGGGACAATGTGTATTTCCTCCGTTGGCTGTTGCAGCTGAACCGTTATTAATAACAAATAAAGTCGTGACAATTGTTATGATTCCCTTTGTAGACCCATCTAAAATAGCGCTTTATCACAAGGCAGAACTACTAGCTATTAATAAAAAACTCAGGTCGCATAATATGAATGCTAATCTACAAGAAGTCGCAAATAAATATATGGACTTGGTAGTTAAAGTACTCGAAACTACAGTAAGCTTTACAATGGAACAAATAACCACAGAAATAAAGACAACACCAGAAACAAAAAAAACAACACTTTCTTATCTACGTGATGCAGCTTCTAGATTAGGTAGTTCGTTTAAATCCCGCCCACAGGTCCCACAGGCACCAGACGATACAGATAAATCGGTTATATTACCGAATAATACACAGGCATCACTCGAAACAAATACTCCACCGGCACCACTCGAAATAGATGAATCGGTTATACCACCGAGTACTCCACAGGGACATATTACAGATACTCAATTGGAAAATCTATCGGCACCGGAACAGAATCTAAAACCTCGACCGCCCGATAACCCCGATAACTCTTATTTCAAAAATTTAAGTTCTAATTTCAAAAATTTAAGTTCTAAATTAACAAACCCTTTCGGTAAATCAACATCCGCAGCCGCTGCAGGAGGTGGTAGAGGTAGAAAAACTCGAAAAAACAATAGAAAACAATGGAAAAACAAAGATAGATTCAAACGTTAATCTCTATTCGTGGAAATATATTTATCCACGAAATGGATATAGGCTATCTACAGGTTTGATAAACATTACTTTCATAGAGTAATGTTTAGATATACTCCCTTCATTACGGACTCCCTTGGTTAAAGACAATATCCATCTGTCGAATCGATCGCTCCAACATCTTCTTCTTGTCCAATCCCTGGAACAAATATTCGGTTTTCGGCGAAACCTCATTTTTCTTGATTTGTTTGTATATTTCGTCCAAACGATTCATTACATTCTGGATCACCGGTTTGTTTTCGTCCGCTATGATATTTTCCGCGGAGCCAATGGATTCGGTCAATAATCCCACTGCATAATACAACATATATCGGCGTTTTTTACAAGTCGCGTGCGTGTATTTGATGCAAAACAATCGCATCAATGCATTCAACGTTTTTTCTACAAATCCGTTTTGTTTGTCGTAATACTCAAACAGCACATCCCAAAAGAGCCAAATAATATCCTTTTGGAATTTCGGTTCCACGGGATAGTTTCGCCGTTCGCACATACACGACTCCTTTTTCTTTCGGCAAATGATTTCAAATTCCACGGCCCATTCAATCCAATAACACGCCGAAGACATATTTTTGTTGGAAGGCTGAATCGCATATCCGAATTCATTCAATGCAATGAAGATTTCCTTGGGATCCTTTGGCTTGAAAACGGACTGTGCGTATTCCATTGAACTCGCCTTCAAACGATTGCACATTTGGGTCATATCGAATTCATCGGCACGTTGAATCTTGATCTTTTCAAAACTGGGTTTTCGCTTAGACAATGTCAAAATGCAAATAATCTCGGCAAAGAGTTTCCGTATTTTTTCATTGTTACGTAGATCGATCTCGGAGGTGAACATCCCCTGCGCCATAATATTGCGAAAAACGGTGTATCGCATTTCCAAATAAATGGCCATTTTCGGATTTCCTAAATGGATATGTTTTGCCATATAATGAAAAATCGTTTCCCACAAATCGATGAAATGCCCAGCACACACCAATTCGGCGCCCCAATAACACGCGGGCTCGATTTTCCCCTTGGACATTGCGTCGACCCATTGCTGATGAACATCGGTTTTTTTGTATTTGGAAAAGGAAAACCCGCGAAATTCTGCGGGCATTCGAATATCATTGATTTCGGTTATACCGGTTGCCGTTGAAGAAGACGAATTGGCAGCCGGCGGAATATAGGGAACACTCGGTGGAAGCTCAGGCACCGATGAGTCATAACGTAGTGGCGGGGCATAACGTAGTGGCGGGGCATAACATAGTGGCGGGGCATCGTTGTTTTGCATTTGTTTTTTTGATTATGTAGAATGGTAACACTTTATGTCTAATATAATAAAAATTATATAAACATTTTTGGTGTATTACTATTTATCTAAACGGTTCGATTATTCGAAGTTTATATATAAAATAATATCAAAAACCACTAAATGAAGACATTTTTCACATTATTGCAAAAGAGTCTAAATCCAACGGAGAGTGTGATTTATCCAGATGATTCGGATTATTGGCGAAATCTCCATTCCCGGTTATCCTCCAACGATTCGTCGCATCTGGTGTTTTTCTATATCGGCAACTGTTTCTTCAAATTTGGAAAAACAAAGGCCGACGAATCACCATTGAACGAGCGTATTCACATCAAAATGCGCGAATTCAGAGATTTTGTACATAATGTATTTATCCAAAGTGAGATACAGAAGAAATTCATAGATGTGTTTTGCCAATCGCAACGACAGTATTATGCATTTTCCAAATTGGCTTGTATATGGAAAATTCGGCACACCAAAATCAAAGTCGACTGTGATATGTGTATGAATCCGATCGATCGAAGCAAAACCTCCCATATTGTCATTTATCAGGAGGGTGCGGGCTACATATTCCGTTTGTCCGATTTGATCCATATTATCAACAATGCTTTGTCACATAGTCCCAATTTTTTTGCGGAATCAATGGTTCCGCGAAATCCCTATACCAATCTCGAATTCGGAATCTCGACACTGTATGAGATTTATTGGGCCGTTCGTGCATCCAAGTATCGAATTCCACAGTTATTCCAATACTATTATGAATGCGACTTTGACGTGGATCGATTTATCTTTGAACACGAATCGAGCATCCGGGATTACCATATCGATGATTATGTGAAAAATACGAATGTGACCGAACTGTTACCCAAGATACGTAAAATGATCAATGTAATGGATCAAAAGAAGGTTTTGCGTATTCACAAAGATTTTCCGCCACAGATATTGGTCGACGTAATGCGGCCCTATTTGAAATTATATTTGCACAATATTTATTCTTTGGCCTATACCGACAAGAAATTCAGTTGTTATTACAAGCTGAAAATGAAAATGCGCGACTTTATAGAGTTCAATCCTTCGTTTGGAAGACGAATAATGGTACCTCAGTTGCATCATATGATTCCCAATTTTGCAAGACCGCCTACTTTTCATAACCCGCATTACAACGAATCATTCAATACCAAACATATTCACTATGATTATTCGGACCTACATAAATTGGTACATACGTATACTTCATATAATGTGATGGTGGAAGAAGAGGGTCCGCCAGTTTCTTTGGAAGATCCCTACCATTCTCCGGAATCGGATTCCGACGATGAAAGAGATAATAGTGAAGAGATTGTTATATCGGATGTAGAATAATCGGCGATTCACTGAACATACATTATTTACGCGGCTGTAGATAATGTATAGATAATATAAAGGAAGGATGGATCTAGAAACATTATATCAATGCACAAATAATACTGTGTGGTTAAGCGCCATATATGCTCTGTCATTTGCTGTAGTATGGACCGTGTATAATAATAAAAAGTTTGCAGGAATGATGATGGCGGTATTGTTGTTATTTATCATACCCTTTCAGCAATATATGGTTGGATATTTACCTCTAGTCGTTCACAAATGCACACTCATTATTTTATCAGGAATCGTTTTATTTTCCGCACTTTTGTTTGAATGTATTCGAAATGTGGTGAACCGATATTCTATTCTAACCCACTTATTTCGATTGAATATACTTTGTCTCATTGTCACCGTATACAATCCAATCATTCTATGTCTCAATTTACTATTAGTGTTGACAACACCCTCTATTTTTGCCAAAAATGGAAATGTAGAAATGAAACCAAATGTTGTTTCGATTCATTGGTGGGTTGTACTTTATACGGTTTTTCTTATTTTTTATTACATGATAAATCCATACTTTTGCAGTAATTTATTACTAGTTATTCTTGCACTTGTCATACCGTGTATTTTACATTTTGTAAGCAACCAGTTTATCGAATCCAGAGTGATCTGTTTGTTTCTGTTTATTTTATTTGATATCGTACACAATGCAAAAAAGACAATTGGTGATTTTATTCGCGAATCCAAGCATTAGGCAAAGGCATTGGTTGATAATCTCTATTCGTGTGTAGCCTATATCCTTTTCGTGGATAAATATATTTATCCGCGAATACAGATTAAAAAAATATAATATATATAATGAATAATATGGATACAAATAATAAACTTTTAGGGTGTTTTATAAGTATTCCAAAATGTGCTTCAAAAACAATATTAAGAATGTTCGAATTAGGTAATAATCGCGATAATCATTTTTCTGAAAAAACACAGCAATGTATAATATACGAAAACCACCAAAGATTAAAAGTATTAGAGACAAAATATAATTTTAAAAATATATATACATTTGCATTTGTTAGACATCCATATGAACGAATAAAATCTTGGTATTATTACCATAAAAATACAGAACCATATAATAAACATACTTTGAATGAATGGATACAAAATGGTTGTAAAACACATTGGACAATTCAAAATGAAACAAACTGGTCAAAAGAAAAGCTATCGCCTTTACTTCAATATAATTTCATAGCTGGAAGTAAACAAATTAATTATATTGGTAAAATTGAGAATTTTGAGGAAGATTGTAAAATTATAATAGCACAATTAAATAAAATATTAAAAGATAATAACAATCCAAAACAAATAGAATATAAGCATATAAAAATAAATGAATCAATCAAACATAATTGTGATGATATTACTAACGCAAATAAAGAATTAATTTATAATATGTTTGAAAAAGATTTTTTATATTTTCAATATGAAAAATAATACAACAATAAAAGTGTAAAATATTACAAATATTATCCACGAATAAAAATCTACAAACAATACAAGTATGAAACACACGCGCAAAACGCAAAAAAAGAACATGGTAGAAACCTCCCCCATTGGTGAATGTTGCGATGCTACTTTTCACGGTCTCCACCACTGGCACAAACATCTCTTTGAAGAATTGGGATGGATGGTTTTAGCCAAAGATCGTGGAATGACGGACAAGGTGGCCGTTTACGTGAACTCGATCCGCCGTTGCAAAATGGCACTGGAACAAAAAGTGGCAAAAACCCGCGATTCGGATAAGAAACAGGATCTGAAAATAATGCATCACAATATTTGCGTTTTGCTAGAACACGCCGAAAAAGATTTTATGTAATATGTTTGATAAAAAACAAACATTGTTTGTTTTTTTCACTCCATTGTTGTTATCACAAAATTCGTTTACGTGATCAATCGTGGAACCACATTGATCGTCTGTAACTCCTGTGCCATCAACTTGTACGCATAGGGTATCTCAATTCTCGCAAAATCGGTCTTGTTGTCACACGTCCGACAATGGTGTACGGTAAAATCGTTGTTCGAAAACGCCGCCTGGTTTCCATCATTGTATGTCGCCAACATTCCGCACTTTCTGCAAACATACGTACTGTACTTGTCCGAAACATCGTACAACCGTTCCCTGCAAAACCGCGACATTCCGTGCGCCAACATCACATCCCTCTCCATCTCTCCAATACGGAATCCACCATCGCGACTCCTTCCTTCTGCGGGCTGGCGCGTCAGATTCACCATCGGACCGATTGAACGACTATGCTGTTTGTCACTTACCATATGCTTCAATCTCTGATAAAACACGGGACCAAAGAAGATGTTCGTCTCCAGCTGTTCCCCTGTCAATCCATTGTACAGCACCTCATTGCCATAACTCTCAAACCCCACCTTTTGCAATTCACCGGCAATCGTCTTGATATCCAAATTACCGAAACTCGTTCCATCGCCAAACAACCCCAATTCGAGCAACACCTTACCCAACAACGTCTCCTTCAATTGACCAATCGTCATACGCGAAGGAATCGCGTGAGGATTGATAATAATGTCCGGACGAATTCCGTCCTTCGTATACGGCATATCGCATTCGGGAATGATGTTACCCATCGTGCCTTTTTGCCCGTGTCGACTAGAATTACCCACAATCAAGGACGGACTGCTTGGCTTTTCGCGCATATAGTAAACGTGTGAGCTGGGCATTTCAATGCAGTAGACTTTCCCCTTGTAATCCATCGTGGACTCCGCACTAGTTTCCTTCGTCTTTTTGTTGATCCACGGCTGGTTTTGCTTCCGAATAATGCTGACCTTGTAATAGGTATGTTGCAAGGTAACGGACACTTCTTGTCCAGCACGAGATCCGAGATTTCGAACACCCGTTCGGGCTACCCCCGTAGGTTCTTCGGCCACTTTTACAATACCCGACCATCCCGCGTGCAATGCCAAACGGGAAACGTCATTCGCTAATCGTTTGCTGATGGTTCCATAACGGCTAAACTCATCCTCTCCCTTGTACTTCATTGTGTGTCCATCTCCTTGAAGAAGTGACTCTAACAAAAGAATGGACTGACGCTGAGACAAATTCCACACATATTCTGGTAAATATTTGTTTAGCGCTCCTGGAGACAATGGCACAAAGTGTTCGTATACACTTCTATTTTTTGTACCAGAGATGTAATAGTTTCCATCCGCGTGTATCGTATAATGTAATGCCAATTTTGAAAGAATATCATTCAGGAAGTTTCGTTTTCGGTCTTTGATCGCAGTAATGAATATTCCTTTGTTTGACTTATCCGTGCATCCATCCGAAATAAACATTCCCAGCAATTGCAACCACGCATCCATATCATAATCGGCCTCGCCAATGCAAATCGTCGGTTGGTCGGGATAAACGTTTTCCATCGTCTTTTGGAAACGAACCGTTTTGCCCATCGCATCGCGAGCTTCCATCAATTCGTATCCGCGTTTGCATTCATATGCGCGACGGGTCTGGACATACAATTTGTGGTTCATCGTGCACGTCAGTTCCAGTTGTTTGCTTTTCAACACATAGAGTGGCTCATCCTCCCCAGTAATGGAATCGTGGTCATACTCAAACTTGGCCGACGGATGTTCATAACACATTTTGCCGTTGACGTCCAATGTACACACGCGATGTACTTCCGGATCAATGTACTGGATTTGCATCCATCCGTGATCCGTCAATACTTCCTGGGTAGGAAGAGCACAGCACTTATCGCCAAAGACGGGCTTTCTCAAAATGCGCACACGCACTTTGGCGAAATTGTATCCATCACCATTGCGGCCCGTGTAGTTCTGGTCAATGTACGTGTCCTCCGTCGTGCGGAATGTTTTGCTCTGATCTTCGTATTTGACCGTTTTAGTCGGGTCGTTGCGGTTCTCCTTGATGGGAACAATCTTGGCGATGATGACATCACGGTTCTCGACAAAGGTATTTTCGGGAATGAATCCGTGTTCGTTTAGTTTCTCATAATTGCCAAACTTGACTCCCTTTGTCTTCGCGGGATTGGGCTTGCATCGAATAATCTCGTCGCGAATAATGTTCTTGTCTTCGTCCTTTTCGGTGTGGTAAATGGTGGCCATAAAGAGTCCGCGATCAATCGATCCCTTGTTGATCAAGACACTATCCTCCTGATTGTAGCCAGTGTGTGACATAATCGCCACGTGAATCTGTGTACCCGAAGGAACCCTGTTTAGCTGAATCAGATTCATTAGACGCGTATCGACCAAGGGTCTGGAGGGGTAAGTCAAAACATACGCTGTCTTGTCCATACGCTTGTCGAAATTGGTGGCATAGACACCCATCGCCTGCTTACCCATAGCACAATTACTGCTTAAGAATCCATCGCCTGCTATGAAACTATGATTTTCAGACGCAACCTCAATATCGGATACGAGTCCATCATCAATACGTTCAATCTTGTCTATTTTTACAAACAGGTTACCGTTGGTTTCATTGTCTAAATGCATACCTATCTTAATAGTACTGTCATTTATCATATCATCTACAGTAGCCCATCCACGATCTGTCATAAATTTATGATCGCCAGTTGCCACAATCTGACGTCCACTTGATGTAGTCATTTTGTAAATTGGATACTCATTTGGACGAACAAAGTGATTAA